GAAGTAATGAACTGCTTAATAAGACTGAGCTGCTTCTCCGCTAGAGTGGTCGTAGCCGAGATGTACAGGATAGTCTTAGTCGGATCTTTTGTAAGCTCCCACGCTGCCCTGTAGGCTATCAACCGGGACTTGGAATGGTCTCGTGGGAGTAGTACGAGTTGGTGGGTCTTAGCATCCTCTCTCGTCCACCACGAGCACACTTCCTCGTGAATCGAACCTAGTACTTGGTACGGGGCAATTAACCTGATAAATGTAACTAGGTCGGCTTCGGCCGCCTCACGAATCTCCTGGAGTTTTACATTCTCCGGAAGTTTACTCATAGTTTGTCACGAGCTACGCCCTTGCCCTTTTCGTACATACGCATGCCGCCCATGCCGAGCATTCCGAATAGCAGCGTCATAAGAGTTGCTACGTCTAGCTCAGGGGGAACTGGTATTGTAACAATTAGGGAGTACCAGGCGAGCAATGGGCGAACAACGAACTGGTAGGACAATGCTACGGCACAGATCCACCCCACTGCGGGGCGCCATCCTGCTACAAACAGACTACCCGACTTGGCCTCTTCCTTATTTATCTCCATCTGGCCCAGAGCCACCTTGACATCGGCGTCTAGAAACTCCAACTCCCCTCTTTGGACCAGCTCGGCTAGCCGTATTTTTGCCTCTGCTGCTGCTGCTGGGTCTGGCAATACCTTACCTAACACCTGCCCAATGATTGGGAGCAGTGCGCCCCACATCACTTAACGCCCTCGTGCTCAATAGAATAGTGATTACCGTCCGGCCGCTTAAACCTGCCGCCCCAGCAGCACGTGTACTCGGGTGTGGACAACGATTCCCAAAATACTCCTAGGGGCTCGTGTGCCAGAGAGTAGATCTGGTATTCTCCGCCAATAAAGAGATTAAGATCGATTGCTAGCCGCTTAGTGTGGAGACTGTTGCTGATACCTTTACCAGATTTAGAGTTAAGCGCAGCTTGTTCCGGGGTTCGGTACGCCTCTCCAAATGATAGTTCGTATCCTTGTGTGTACGCGTAATCAATCAACTTAGATACCAATTTAACAAAGACCCGTTGTTTTTGTCCCAGAGTCACAGCGTGTCTGCCAGCCGGAACAGATCATCAAGCTGGGCCGAGGACAGCCCGAGAGCTGTTGCAGCCGCAATCAGATTGGTGTCTGTGCGCACCCAATCAGTCGTTGCATTGACTGCGGCCAGTTCGAGGAAGGTGCGTTTTGGGTCAGACACCCATGCTTGATAGGCTCCAGCCAGTCCAGCAGCCGCCAAGGCTTTCATGGCCTTGTACTTGCTGACTTCCTGCGGTACCGGGTTCTCATCCGCCACCGGCTCCGCAATTTCGCCAGGGAAATAGACGCGGATGCTGTCCGGGGCGTCCACGTAGAGCTTGATGTCACTGCCCAGCGCCATTGCTTCGGCCATTGAGGTTACGATTTTCATGGCTTATCCCCACAGTTCCATTACGTATGACAGGATGCGCAGATTGCTGATCCGCGAGCTGGTGCCGCCGCTGGTGTAGGCGCCAGGGTCTGCACCCAGCGCCATTTTGAAAGAGTTGGCATTCGGCACTTCCGTTACGATACCAACTTGGTTATAGCCGCTGGGCGTAACGCTTGCGATGGTGGTTTTATCTCCCACTGCCAGTGTGTGCGCAGTAGCGGTGTAGGTGGCCACACCTGCTGACCACGTGGCGCCCGTGATTGTGATGGCAGTCTCATTGACCGACTGCCCATTGATTTGGGTAGTCCAATCCGCAGAGAAATCGACGGTGTTGTTGAACGAGTTGCCAGAGTTTGGGTAGGTTGCAACCAGCCCGCGCAGGGACTTGTGCGGCCCTGCCCCGTCATTTGCAGCAATCAGCCGGCCCATGATGCGAGTGTTGAGGTCCGTTCCGCTGCTGCCGAGATTGATCTGGGATGTATCGTTAAAGCCAACCTTCCAGATTGCCACACGATTGCTGCTGCTGATCCCGCTGTGATCCACCCAGATTTCGTTTGAGAGGCTCATGCCTGCGCGGACTAGGCCGGCTGGGAATGTACCAATGGTTTCGATCAGCCCAAGCGACGTATCCTGCCGCGTGACTGGATTGACGTTCCTCTGCGCTAACACCTGCCGCCCGCCCCTTGGGCGCCAGACGCCGCCCCTAGACACTACCTCTATATAGTTTACATCACTTAGTACCCGTACTTGGCCCTCTACGGAACTGGCCGGAGGTAGCGAAGCGAATGTAACAGGTGTTGCTGCATATTGGGTAGACTGCCCTGCAAAGTTTCTACCCCAGTATTGTAGACTCACGAGTTATTCTCCCGCCGAGATAAAGAGAGTCCACGTCTTGTCGGCATCGAATCCCGTACTGACAGCTTGAATCTGTTCGTAGAATCCGTTAAACACGGCGGGCTCTGGGGCTACTAGATTGATAACTCCAAGTTCTTGGAATACACTCGCCCCGAAAGGGCGGGCTTTAACAGACAGAGTTCCCGCAGAAGCCGTAGCTGCTGAGCCGTCGGAGGTCGTAGTTACCTGTGCGTGTACGAAGTAGTTCCAGTGAGGAGCACGGCTCATTGTGGGCTCTACAACCGTAGCCACAGCCCCTCCCGCTTGCGTGGAGGTAAGTTTAGAGAGGGATACTGAACGTGTCATGTGGGTTCCTATTTAACTGCTCGAATTCGTTTGATGTCGTCTTGGATGCTCTTAGCGATACCGGCCTCTTTACGAACCTCGGCTTCCTTATCTTCCTTGGAGATGCGGCCTCGTTTAGCAATCTTCCACCCGCCCTCGGCTACAAACTTCATGGCCGGTAGGTTCTTAGTATCTGGAGAAGAAGCTACTTCAATAATGTTAAGGACGCTAAGGGAGCGGAGTTTAAGTTCGAGTTCCTCTCGCCACTTCTCGATGTACGGACTGAGGGTAGCGTTCTTAGCCAGTCGCGCCCAGTGGTCCCACGAACCGAATACTTCCATAGCGAACTTGTATTCTGTAGGATCTGCAATCTCAAGATAGATCAACTGAAGGGAACGAAGCTTACGGCCCTTGTGTACGTGATCGTACTCCTTGAGGGTAAAGATCGGCTCTCCGTGGGAATCATCGTAGAGAGGCTCCAGGAACAAAGAGTTGGTTCGGTACTTCCCGAAGGAGTCTTTAAGCTGGTCTTTGATTTCGTCGTATAGGGTCATGGGGTCTTCTGGAAAAAGATTCGATCTACATGTTGGGAGTGTCGTACCTTATCAGTAACAGCTTGGTGAACAAAGGTAACTTTAGTAGGAGACGTGGAATAGGTAATAATATCTCGGTGTACATCTCGTCTCGTACGTCTGTTCTTATCTACTAGCTCTATTGTCACGTATCGTGTTACTAGCCCCAGCCCAGGCTGAAGGACCAGGACTAAATTACTTTGGTCTATCTCCTCTGATCTACCGACAGGGAAGAATCGTGTGTGGAAGAGTTGGTTAGCTGTATCAGTTTCGACACACTGCCCTACTAAAACTACTCTTTGAATAGTTACTACTGGGGCGGTATCGACTTCTACAGACCTTCCGATTACTACATCTGCAACACCAGTCGGAGGCACCAGATAAAAATCCAGCCCCGGCCACCACGTGGCATACGAGATGCCGGGATAGGGCAGACCGGGGAGGCGGGTGGTGGTCACGGGTTATGCAAGAATCTGTAGGTTGTCGAAGTTGCCCCCATTGCCGCCGTCGCCGACGATGCCGATGTAGTCACCATTTACAGCGATGGACACGTTGCTCTGCTTTAGCACGCCATCCAGATACCAGTCGGCCACCGGGCCGGCTTTTATGTCAATCCTGATAGACATCCACGATCCGGATGGCACTACAACGCCGGTCGCGTCCGGGATACCCCATGCCGTCCAGCTTGTGGTCGTGGCGATCCCCGAATGGTTGCCAGCGCGCGCATCAAGCCTCAGCATCCGCCCAGCGCCGCTCGCGTTACAGCCGAAGAACAGGTCGCACAGTGCGGTGCCCGGAATCACCCTGACGCGGGCAGTGATGCTTTTACCAATGAGCCCTACTACTGGGGCAATGTAGGCATACTGCCCGCTTGTGGCTTTGAACGACGGCGCCGGGTCGCCCAGCGTGGCGTCCACGGTCGCGCCATTGACAGTCCAGCCGGTCAGGCTGCTGCCGTCGCTGACCCATACAGGAGCGTATGGAATGCCGAGGCGTCTAGCATCCGCAATCTCGTTCGGCGTCCAGATGCCGCTGTGCCCGTCGATGCCGGGGACGTTACGCCCCCCGATGCGCCCACCGTTGGCCATCAGGTGATCTCGACGATGGCGAGCGTCAACTCGGCATCTCCTGCGGCGCTTGCCTTGGCTTGGAAGGCGTCGCCGGCTTCCAGGAATACCGGGCCGGACAGCAGGTTCAGGGCGGCCTTCGGTGGGATGGCCACAAGCTCAGCCAGCCGCGTCGCCGCGTCCGCCGCGCTGTTATCCAGCCACTGCGCGGATACATCGACAGACGCCGCCCCGTCCACGTTGGCGCACTGCGCGTTGAGCACGATGGCTTTGGTCGCGGCCGGGCAGGTGTAAACCGTGGCGTAGGACGTACCTACCGCTTGGCGGGCGTTTACTTGGGTTTCGGCCATTAGGTTGCTCCAAAGAAACCGTTAGCTGCAAACTTAGCAATCAAGTCGTTACCGTCAGTCGTGACGATCCAATCTGGTGCAACCAGAGGAATTAAATTAGCATCGGTACCCGTTGTGGTATCAGCATCATAACAAATTACCATCTTGACTAGGGCGTTGTTAACGGCCCCACCCGCCGATACGTACGTCTGGTCCGGAGCATCTGAGTACTGTTGATTACCGGCATCATCTACAGTAGGAGCAGATAGCTCGGTATTAGTTAGAACCTTACGGGCGTAGTTCGTGAAGTTAGCTTCTACGTTCGCAGTGCCGCCCCCAGCAGAAAGAATAGCACCTAGGGTGTCGTAGTCTTGAAGTACTCCATCTGCCTCAGCAGTCTTAAGAAGGACTATCACTAGGGCACTATTAGCTGGGTCGTTGTTAACTACCCTCTTCGTGTACGCATTTACTTCGCCCTTGGCGATGTTGAATACAATGTTCGCCATTCAAAGCTCCGCTTTGTCTTCTATGCTGTAGTGATAGTGACGTCGGATTCTACAATAACCGACCCGTAATCAATCGTAGTTACTTCCTGAGTTCCTCCGCTCGTCTTCCACTGAATGTCGTAGAAGTACTTACCTGGAGGTACGGTAGCCATATCTGTTGAACTTAGTACGAGTACTGTCTTACCTGCTAGAGCGTCGGCATCCGCCGCAATTACAGAGGATACTTGTAGCGTAGCTAAAGAGTCGGCAAGAGTCTTGTCGGTCTTCAGGGTAAAATAGATCTTATGACCCTGGATGTTTACGGGTACACCGAATTCATCGGTGATCGTAATCTCTATCTTACGGGTGTCGCCTCTGATAAGAGGCTCAATGGAATTAGTGTTACAAGTCAAGAACTTACGTCCCTTAGTTAAAGTAAATTCTTAGCGCGGTACCCTTGTGCCGCTTCGCGTCTTTATTTCTTTAGTACGGGATGGGCACCTTGGGTGCCTAGAGTACAGCCTTATGGCTGTAACGTACAACGTACAAGGTCCGGAACCTCCCCTAGAGGGGACGGACAGAGTTCCACTAGTAAAGTACTAAAATTACCAACTGTACTCTTCCTAAGGGAAGAGAATCGTATATCGTATATGTTATCCTCCTAAGGGAGGATAGTTGTATATTGTTATACAACTAAAATTGTTTTAGTACTTAGACAACAAAACATATACCAAAGTTCCCTAAAAAGATACATAATTAGAAAATAAAGTTTGATACCCCGACCTTGGGCAATTCTGTGTAGAAATTGTTTTAGTCCAATGCAAATACAAAAGGACCCCCCATGCCCCCTGGGGCCACCCCTCGCGATCGCGCACTGGCACGCATTATGCGCGCAAGCACGTACCGCGCCACATTACGATTGGCACACTAATTGCTAATCGCACGTTCCGTGCCAAGTACCCGACTGGCATAGAGCTTGCTCTTATCAAATGAGAATGATTCTCGTCTGGGTCTGACTTGGTATGGTTTTTGCTATTCGCGCGCGCGCTTCCTTCTATTAGCTATCTTTCCGGCCGATTGGCCTAGCACGCACCATGCCAACACACGCCCAATGCTCTATATTCCAAAACGTACCACGTACCGCACCACGTTAGACGAAAATAAATCTTCGCCCAAGTGCGCACGGCGCCCGGATATGTATTAGAGTTGGCACCGTAGCAATACCGCTACGCATCCAGGTAGGACATCGACATGAAGCAAACAGCAAAGCAACTCGCGCAGCGTTTAGCCAACGCCCTTGACATGCGCGACGGGGAAGCGGCTGCCGCAGTTCGCGCGGAAGCGGCGCGGCGAGAAATTAGCGCCGAAGTCTGGGCACTCGCAATCGCACTCACTTCAGTCTAAGGTATCAACCCATAGGCCGCAGCCTATGGCATGGTACTTTTCACCATGCGGACCGCGCCCGCTGCGCGGATTTTAGAGGGAATTGACATGGCACGCGCAAAGAAACCGACCCTTGCTACTCAAGCCAACGAGGCGGCGGAAGCAGCCCAGGTAGTGACCGAAACGTCCAACCTTATCGTTCGGGCGGCAACAGGCCGCATGATTACGGCCGAACAATCGGAAAAGGTACAGCCGACGATTAACGCGCTTTGGTCTGCCGGTGGCCCTACTCGGGATCTGATCTTGCGGGTGGCCGACCAAGTAGCCCGCGAGTGTGAAGCGGACAAGGCGCTAAAGAATAACGCCTTGAGCATTCTGCGCGTACGCGCTAGCCGCGCGCAGAAAGCGGCTGGCGACCCTGAGCAAGGCATTATCCTGCGGACTGGTGTAGCAGCGTGGGGCGAACCTAAGACCGCGAAGGTTCGAGACTACCTTGGCGAAGCACTTGCCACATTGGCGAAGGGCGTCGAGGCTGGCCAAGTACCTGCCGATAGACTGGAAAAGGCCGCCCAGGTATTGCTCGGTACCGTGCCCGCAGCGCGGGCGGTAGAGGCGCCGAAGGTGACGGCTGAGGCGCCAAAAGCGCCAGAAGCGCCTAAGGTGACGGCTGAGGCGCCGGTAGTGCGTTCGCTCTTGCAGCGCTTGCGACTGGTGGCCTAGCGCCACCGATTAGGAAATCAAACCTAAGCCCGGTTATCCGAAAGGGTGGCCGGGCTTTACTTTATCCGGGCATTTATAACAGTCGGTTTATAACATGTTATAAATAACGCCCACTTGTGACAGTTATAAACGGAGTTTATCATGACCACGATGGGGATTATACTGCTAACGATTGTTGCCGAACTGGTAGTTATATATGTGAAGCGCCCATGGCGCAGGCGCAGCGTAGCTGCTAGGGGTGCCAGACTGTGAAAGTACCAACACAACGGCGCATGACGCCAGAATCCAGGATGATGGAACGCATAGCGTCGCACCCTAAACCTTTCACGCCCGTCATTGGGAACGTATACATAGAGGCTGGAGGGAGGATGATCACTCTCGCCACCCGCGCAAAAGTGACAGTTATAAAAGGAACCGGGAAAGAACACGTCTATATGTGGGAAGGTCGCAGGGTGCACCACATGCAAGGTGCCGAACGGGAGTTCGTCTTGTTTGGTAGTTCTATTTACAACACGTCACAACGAGGAACTGGCAATGAGTAATAAAAAGAAAATTGATTGGGAGGCGCACAATAAAAGAGAATATGAATTGTGGAAGACAAGGTACGAGACTGCAAAAAATCAGCTTAAAGGATTGAATCCTGTAAATGATATGCAGCTATATGAAACTTATCGAAAAGGTATGGTTTATGCCGAGAGTAAAATGGCTTACTACAAGCAACAACTACTGTATTTGGGTGCCTACATTTAGCAGCTACGAAAAGGAGACAACATCATGAAACTCATGAACAAGATCAGACAGACCGTAAGTGTCGGGAGCCGTGTGTTCACGGCCGACATTAAGCACGTCACCCTAAAGGATGGTGTGATGAAAGGTAAGGTGCGGTACATTACCCCGGACGCAACGCGGCGGGACGTTCCGGTTCGGTGCGTTACCGGCCACCGTGTGTGGATTCCCGTTAAATAGGATAGTTGCCATGAAAACCACAGTGATCTTTGAAACTATGGACGGACGGAAGTTCCACAAGCAGTCCGAAGCTAAGGAACACGCCTTCAGACGTTACGAAGCATACAAGGCAGAGGCCAAGAAGAGGCTTAACCTGTCAGACAATTCGGCCAGCCTGGACCTGTTTATGACCCAGATGGACACCCTGATTGTCTTAAGTAAGTTATGGGATGACATAAAGACTGAGCCCATGGCGGCAGACACATATGATGATTAAACTTATAACTGTTGCGTTGGCTGTAGTTGGGGCGTTCCTATTCTTAGGTACACAGGACTATAAGGAACGACAGCAACAAGAGAAACAGTACAAGGAAATGGTGTGTAACGGCTATTGGCCGGACTATAAGAAGGTTAAACCGACATGTGAGGTAAAGTAAGATGCCCCAGATATTTGTAGTGCAGACTACGGTGGATGACGACCAAAAGTATAGCAGGACCACATCAAAGCACCAGTCTATTGTTCGCCAGGCTATAGGAGATGTCTAATGGAAGTTCTAGTTTTACAGGCTGGAAATATCGACGATGATTTTGAAACACTGGTCGGTGTATACTCAACATTCGATAAGACAGTTGCTGCTGCGGACGCTTACTGCGCGTGGTTCGGGAAACCCGGCGGGGGTTTCATAGTCACACCCTTGTTGGTTGATTACAACCACACTAAAGACTGCCACAGGTACATGACTTTTCATCTTAGTAAGGGGAAGGTACCTGATTGGTGGTTACGTAACTCCCCATACAAGGACCGATACGCAGCAGACCCCAAACCCACGCACGCCGGAGGCTGCGCATGATTACTTTTCTTAGACGACGTGGGCTAGGCCGAACCTCGTGCAACGAGATGGCCCGGATGATTCGTGAGATGGGCGGTCAAGCACAGGTAGTACGTAATGATAACTACCAATCTATTCCTCACGAGGGTATGGTAGTACGATGGGGGTGTACGACTAACATATACCGACCTAATGTAACAGTTATAAATGACTCATCTAGCATACACCTGTGTAACGACAAGGTAGAGAGTCGCATGCTGCTACAGGACAATGGAGTCCCCACCCCTAAGACGTGGGGGTCATTCGATGAATGGATCAACGATGTGGTAGGGTACGGGTGCTTTCCAGTTGTTGTTCGACCAACGTCGCACTCTCGCGGCAGGAACCTCTTACATACAAACCATTCATCCGAAGTAGAGCAGTTCCTAATACGACACGGTGGGGGGTACATCAGCGAGTATATCCCAAAAGTACGGGAAGTGCGTGTGTTCGTGGCTAATGGGCGGGCTGTGTGGGTGGCTGAGAAAACACCGGGTAACCCGGATGACGTGGCGTGGAACGTGGATCAAGGGGGTAGGTTCGATAATGTAAAGTGGAGTGAGTGGCCCATGCCCGCTGTGAGTGCGGCAGTTGCTGCTTCTAATGTAATCGGCACTGACTTTGCGGGTGTTGATGTTATGTTGGATGCGGATAACAATCCGTATGTGCTGGAGCTTAACTCAGCACCTAGTCAGACATCCCCGTACCGTCAGTTGTGTTCGGCTAAGGCGTTTAAGTGGATGCACGATCATCGAGAGGAGACACTGCCTGTAGTCACGGAGGGTGGTTGGAAAGAGTACATTCATCCTGCTATCAGGAGTTAGTCACATGCTTACGTTACTGTTAGTCTTTGTCCTGTGCGTGTGCTTTTTTGCTTGGCTGGAGATCAGGAGCAAGAAGCACAATGAGGATAAGAAGAAGTGGGCTGCGTCTATGATGGAGGAGTTACGATCCTTCCGGGACACTGAGTAACACGTTATAAACTAGGAGTAAAGTGCCATGCTCAACAAGACCTACATTAAGAGACTTACTGCCCTTCTTGAGATAGGGTTTCCCCTGGCAGCCGAAAAGAGGCGTATCCGTAAACTAAATTTTGACACCTATCTGTCGGACAGGACCGGAAAGGGGTGCCTACTCGGCTGGTGGTGTACCACTGATTACGCCAAGAAGAGTGGGTGGGCGCTAAGGAGCCTCTACGGTGACGCATTCCCAACGTATAAAAAGCACAGCCCGCCCCGATCTGCTGTGGAATACTTTGGAATCACTTACGAGGAGGCGTCTCTTATATTCGGCCCCACCTGGGTGTCGCCACTACCACTGACCAAACGACGCGAGGTAGTAAAGTCCATCCTTAAAAGGAAACTAGATACCGTCGAGTAGCATGTTGCAAACTAAGGAGATTTAAGATGAAAGTTCTAGCAGTTGGGAGTGACCCGGAGTTCTTCATCCAAGACTCGGCTGGTAACATTATCCCTAGTCGGGGCATCATCCCAGGTAACAAGAAGAAGCCACGGCCCCTTGTGTGGGGTGCTGTCCACCGTGACAACGTGGCGTGTGAGTTGAATCCTATTCCAGCCAGTAGTGAGACGGAATTCTCAAGTAACTTTCTTAATCTCAAGAACGAGGTTGAGGACAAGCTACTGTACAATAAGGGCATGTCTCTTGTTGTCAAGACCAGTCACGAGTTCAGTCACGAGCAGCTTAATTACCGGGAGGCCCAAGAGTTTGGGTGTGATGAGGATTTTACTATCTGGGAACACATCCAACCACCAGTAATGCGGAACCCTTACAGTCTAGTTCGTTCGGCAGGAGGACACATTCACCTCGCTATTGAGGGCCTCAATCAGTCCAATCTTGCAACAGTTATAAGTCGTCTTGACATGTTGATCTCGGTACCGCTGGTGCTCCTTGACCCCGACAAATTACGTCGGCAATCGTACGGTAAAGCAGGGTGTTACAGGCCCAAGCCGTATGGAATTGAGTACAGGACTCCCTCTAACGTGTGGTGTGGTTCCGACGAATTGCGTCGGTGGGTGTACCGTCAGGCGGTACGTGCTGTGGAATATGATAACTTTGCAGTACTGAGTGACACACACAACCTGCTGGTGGGGTGCATCAATGATAGTGGCACAGGCCACGCCCAGTTCCTTTGTGATCTATTTAATCTGGAGGTGCCGTTGTGACAAGGGACGAGTGTAGGGATTTTAGTATATGGTACCTTAATACTTACATCTACCTACGAGGATATCCTATCTACGTGCGTGAAGTGTACGATTCGGAGGAGGGCTCTAACGGCAATGTCGAGATCAGGGTGAGAGCAAAGAAGCACTGGAACACCGAGGAGTTCTTCGTAAGGGTTGCTAGCATGTCGGAGGTAACTCCTGTACCACTACGCCCACGCATTGTAGACACAGATACTGTGTACGGACAGGTGTACGTGTCTCGTACTCCACGACGACAGTATCGCAAGTCTATTAGTCCACGTGATTTGATAATCAATCCGATCTTCGGAGGTGTGGACTTCTACACTGTGGCTGAGAACTATATCCACAAGCCGCCACAGTATTACACGTTACAAGAGGCAGCAGAGCGGGTGCTGTCTGGTACTGCGCTATGGTCCGCTGTATCAGATAAGATTCTTATTGGTGCTGTAGCTGGTAGTTCTAGATTCGTGTGCTCGTGGAAAGGTAGGATGGTAGGAACTTTCGCCCTCAACAAACTAGGAGAACCCGATGTCAAGAAATTGACACTCACCAAGCCCAATGCCTTCTTGTTGGATTCAATCTCTGAAGTACTAGGAGTAGAGTGTCGTGCAAACAGTAGGTGAAAGATTCGGTCATCGTAGTAAACAAGTTATTACACAGACAGGGGAGTACGTTACTAGTCCTGTGTATGTAGGCATTGAGTTGGAGTTCAGCAACGTAGTTCACTACGAACGTAATCTCCTATGGTGGTCATGGCACACGGACGGGTCTATTCGTGGAGAGAGGACTGGTGAACTTGTTCTTCGTACACCTACCCACCCTCGTGGTTTGGACATGGCTATCGCTGAGTACAGGGAGTGTGTAGAGCCACACGTAAAGATCAATGAGAGTTGTGGGGTACACGTACACATAGACGTGTGTGATCTTACATTCGAGGAACTACGCGGTGTGCTGCTCTTGTACTCTGTGCTTGAGCGCACGTTGTATAAGTACTGTGGCATGTCACGAGAGAACAATAACTTCTGTGTCCCCCTTGGAGAGTGTGGTGATAGGTTGTCTTGGTTCCGTGGTGGTATCAGTATCAATAATGATCTTCGGTACTGTGGACTTAACCTAGCGTCAGTGCGTAAGTTTGGCTCCCTTGAGTTTCGTATGCACCCTGGGTGTACTAGCCCAACTCGTATCGGAGCCTGGGCCGGCATCTGTGCTCGCATTAAGGAGTTCGGGAGGACGTGTACACCAGAGTCTATCTATAACATGTTGTATGGTGCGAATGGTGCTTCGTCGTTCTGCGCAGAGGTTCTTGGTACACACGCAGCCCCGCTCTTTATTTACGCGTCTACTGAAGACTTGATGGACGGGGCGAGGGAGGGTAAGGAGATTTACTACGCGACTAGCCTACTAGGTTCTGAAAAAAGGATGATTAGTAGTCGTTCTAAGTCTAAGACTAAGGCACTCTATTCTCCTTATGATGTGTGGCGAGACAAAGCAACTACGGGAGAGTTCTAATGTGTGGTCTAATTGGTGTTGCAATAGCGGATAAGAATTCGTGGTTCACTGCTGCTAAACTTGGTTTGTTTGCTGAGACTGCTGCCTTGGTCGGGACTACAAGGGGACGGGATGGTACGGGTATTGCCCTAGTCAAGAAGCCTAATGAACCGGCGGGTGTGTACAAGGAAGGCATTCCTGGGTGGAACTTCCTAGACACTCGGGTGTGGACGAGTGTCAAGTCTGATCTCTATTGGGTCTCTGCACTTCTGCTGCACACCCGTAAGGCGACGATCGGCACTCCCCGGTACTCCAATACCCACCCGTTCTCGCGTGGCCCTGTAACCCTCGAACACAACGGCACTCTGCGTGCGTACCCGAAGGGATTCGATACGGACAGCGAGTACTTGTGCGAAGCTATCGCTAAGTCGGATGATGTAACTGCTACACTGGCTAACACTGATGGCGCTTATGCCCTTGCTTGGCACGATGCACGCAACGGGACTGTTAACCTTGCCCGAAACAGTGAGCGCCCTCTTGTTGTCATGACATCGGAGAAAGAGGGCATTGTTATGTGGGCCTCCGAGGAGTGGATGCTGGATGCGTGTGCCAGTCGTATCGGATTTACTATTGACCTCGCGTGTGTAGTAGAGGACTTACCTGTGGGGGAACTTCGGTCTATTAGTCTGGGCAACAAACTTAAGATTACGAGTAAGCAGTTCACCCCCAAAGCTGTAGTACACGACTGGTCCCAGTATCAGGGGGGCGGGTACTACAACAGTTATAAGAATTCTCCTGCTGTAGCAACTACAGAAACCTCTACTAACCTTAAGGCACTACCGCCGCCCCTCATATCCCTCCCCGATGGGTGGGCTCTCGGTAAGGAGATCCACTTTTGTGCCGAGGAGGTAAAGAAAACGTCGGCAGCGGGGAGTGTGAATATCTCAGGTGCTGTGCTGGAGGATACGGGTGGATACGTAGAGGCTATGACCTTCATGCGTCCGGCGAGTGACTGGAAGAAGTACGATGGCATGATTGAGCCTGTGTTCAAGGGAAAAATTATCGGACACCACACTCGGTCGTACAACCCTAACTCCGCGTCGGCAGAAAGGTTCTTGGTTGTCTCTATTGGAGACCCTGTGTTTGTTGGTACGTACAAGGACGTTGAGCATTTGTTTTACGAGGAGGACCGGGCGCTTGCTGGAGAGGTTCTTTACGAAGGGCCGTGGGGAGAGAAGATAGGAGCTAAGGATATCAATGATTTCTTGGAGGATGGGTGTGTAAACTGTCAATCACCACTGTACTTGAAGGACGTTGAGGACGGTAAGGTGACGTGGAGTGTTGATGGATTGCCCCTTTGTTCCTCCTGTTCTAGCACCGCTAAAGTAACTATTTAGGAGACCTCTAATGAAAACGATCGTTAATATCGATACGATTGCGACTGGTTATTTCCCAACTAGCTCCACTAAGCTGTTTGCTCTGTGCCCTGCTGACAGAATCGGCGGGCTGAAGATAGTATCAGTCCCATCGTACTGTCGGGAAGGATTCTCTGTGCTAGTGTCTCATCTAGTACACAGGCAGTTGCGTGCAGTAGAGGGTATGTATGTGTATGGGCACGAGACCTGGAACACGGGTGATATGGAAACAGTACGTGGCAAGTTGCCTATGTTTCGTGATGGGAGATTCTATTTCGGAATGGTAGTTGGAGGTAAACACCCATCCCCCAAAGAGGGATGGAAACGATACGAGAACTTACAACGTGTTATGGGGTCTGGTATTGAGATTGCAAAGACTAATGTACTAGAATATGACGGGGCCTGTAGCACAGTATTTGTTATCTCTGCTCCGGCAGTATTTGCTACTAACACGTGGACTATGAGTTTGCTTACTGGTGTAGTTCGTGAGATCATAGTACCTAGTACACAGAACTTTCTGGAGCAACTCACGCCCAAAGTGATGGACGTACTGTTCCAGTACGTACAGGAATGTACTCCTAAGAAGTACGCTAACTTGTCTAGTTACCAGTGGTCGAAGTCATTCGGGGTTCACTCTCTTTGGCAGGGTGCCCGTAGGGTAGTTACTTCGTATTCCCCACGGAACTCTCCGTGGGGTGGTAGTGAGACTTTAGAGGAAGTAGTTAAATACTATTCATATCCTAAGACTAAATCAGCAGTTCGGGAAGTTGCTAACTTTCTTCGGTATCTTAGGGATACCGAGCGTAACGGCGGCCAGACGCCGCCTCGTATCCTAAACGGATTGTCTAATCTACCTTTGTAATTATATATATATATATTGTAATTATATTACATATACAATTTGTATATTATATACATATTGTAATTGTATATTTATTACATATTGTATATTGTAAATATAATTAGACAACTAAAGTTGAACAAAGTTCACTCCGACTTAGGATAAATTTTATGGAACTTGTTGCTGTATACGGTACTCTAAAGCAAGGACAGTATAACCACCCCGTACTTGGTCGGCAACTTGCCGAGTACCTAGGTACCGACATCCTGATCGGATGGGTGATGTACGATCTTGGTTCGTTTCCTTGTATCGTACCTACGAAACTTTCTGGAAGTATTGTTGTCGAAGTATACGAGGTAGCCGACCTTAGGGCAACTGATCGACTAGAGGGGTACCCTGGCTTCTACGATAGGGCGCTGGTTGCAACACAGTACGGGAATGCTTGGATTTACTTTATGCGGGAAGTGCCCGATGGGGCTAAGTTAATCACTAGCGGAGTGTGGGAGTAATGACTATGGAATTTCAAGGATTTGGGAAGATCGCTAGACTTGATCGAGAGATCATTGTAACGGAGAAGATTGACGGAACCAATGCCCAAGTATACATAACATTCGACGATTTGTATCCGAGGGCCTCACTGGAAGTGGCTCGCGTACTTACAGAGGTTGGGCCAGTCAGTCTATACGCCGGAAGCCGTAATAGGTGGGTTACTGTCGGCAATGATAATTTCGGGTTTGCGGCGTGGGTACAGGAAAACGCAGTAGAGCTAGTAGCCCTTGGCCCGGGCCGGCACTTCGGTGAGTGGTGGGGAAAGGGGATTAATCGAGGATACGGAGTTGATGGGAAATACTTTAGCCTGTTTAACACCCGTCGATGGGCGCCTGACTACCTTAGCCTAGTGGGCACCAGTGCTGACCTAGTTCCAACATGTTGTAAAGTAGTACCTGTGTTGTATCAGGGTAAGTTCTCACAGGAGAGCATTGAGCGGGAACTAGACCGACTTCGTAGTGAGGGCAGCGTAGCTGCGCCTGGCTTCATGGAGCCAGAGGGTGTGGTGGTTTATCACACTGCCAGCAACACACTATTCAAGAAGACTATTGGTAATGACGGACCTAAAGGAGAGTGACTATGCTAGATGAAATGCCTTGTCCCGTATGTGGGACTTACTTGTCCTCGTATCCCTTCGAGGGTAGCGAGGACATGAATGACTGTTGCATCATTTTTTTGGACGGCTACACGGAACGAGACGAAGATAACGACTACTTCAGTATCGAACCAGAAGAACTAGATTTTAACGACGATGAGGATTCTCGGTATGAGTAGCTACGGGAGTTTGGGCAGCAGAACGATTTGTAAGGAAGCCGCCGAGCGGTTAATCTTGAGTATAGAGAGGTACGCCATGTCCGTGGGGGAGCTTATGGAGGAAGGAAACTCTGGGGAATTTCATAATAAGGAAGAGGAGCTTCGCTTACAGGCCGCGGCGCTGGCCTCTAGGGTGGTCCTAATAGGTGCCTTCACACACGCCACCGGGTGGGTGCCCGAATTCGTCCCACCAAGCCCATCCAATAATTTTGAAGGTTCTTGGGTGTTACTTTAACTGTGCGCGGGCCGTGGCCACTGTTTGAAAAGAGAGGATTACTGATGGATAATGAGAGGCTAAGACGGGAGCTATTAGACGGGTTTGTAAAGTACCAGTACAGACTAGATAATCCAATGCCCGCCCCAGGCGAGACCCAAGATACCTACGTGTTCGCGTATCTTAGTGATAGGATATTTAGACGTAAGGTAGATTCCCTGGTTGCCGGTGTTATGGAGATAGTACGTCAAGTGGGCGAGCACAACTTGAGCGAGGATTACTAAGATGTACAAGCTAGTTGCCTTTATGATTATTGTTTACCTTGTGTTCCTTGCTGGTGCTGGGTGGTGGACTAGCAAGGAACTAGCCCCCCTTACAAAGACACACCCAGAGTGTGTTAGTGAGGTGTGCGCGTGAGCTCTACCAGTATGAACAACATACAGGAGTTCGTTACTTACGAGGCACTATCCCTAGAGGTAGGTAATTCTATCCGCATGGTGTGCCCCGTGTGCAACGCACGACACGAGAAGTCCTTCCAGATTACCCGCACACAAAGTAACTTGTTATACAGGTGTTGGAGGATGGCGTGCGGTGTTAAGGGTGTGGTTGGTTCGTTTACCCGAGAGTACAGAGAGCCAAGTTCGGTAGTAACCACACCGAAACCACGGCCTTTTCCCTACTCCACAAGTAGGGTAGGAGATTACGAACAGGCCATTGTCTGGCATAAGTACAAGATAACAGGGGTATCTTTGGAGAGGGCCGGGGTAAGGTGGGCGGAGGAAGCAGAGTCCCTAGTGTTCCCGTGCTACACTATTGACGGGGAGCACGTCGGGCACGTAACCAAATGTCTGGACAGAACTAATCTTTCCCCGAAGAGTTTGCTGTTCTGGAACACATTCCCTCCTCGGTACTTCAAGGTAACGGAGTGGCTGCTACGTGGGAATGATACAGTCTATCTGGTAGAGGATTGTCTGTCCGCCATTAAGCTGCGGCAAGCAGGGGTGTCTTCCATCGCGCTCTTGGGCACTAAACTAGACGACAGTACAGCACTAGAGATCTCCAAGTCTTACCGTAAGGTAGTGTTCTGTCTTGATAATGATGCTACCATCAAGGCAGTTGAATTGTCAAGAAAGTACAACCTTTTGTTTGACAAAGTATCTATCTTGGTACCACCTGCGGACCCAAAGGATATGGCACCAGAAGAACTGGAGAATTTACTTTATGCTGGAGGCTAAGTTCCTAGCTGCGGTGGTACAGGACAGGAACCATCTCGATGTCATAGGAGACCACGACGTATCAGGATCACTGTCGGATAAGGGTAAGATAATCTTTGAGGAGATCAAGGAGTACTACGCACACGACAGCAACACACCATCAGTTGACCTTGAGGTACTAGGTAATCGTCTTGCTCGTAAGTACCCAAAGCACGCGGAGATTCTACGAGCCGTACTAGGCCAGTTCTCGGAACCTGTGTCCGGAGTCAACGTACTCATCGAGGTAGTAGAACTAGAGAAGGAAGCGATAAAAGATAAACTCATAGCGGCCTTAGCTGGGGGCAAGGAAGCCCACGTTAACTCCCTTATAAAGAAGTGGCAGGAGTTGGCAGTACCAGTAGGGGAACAAGGAGCTTCCGTTTATAACGGGTTGTCTTTGGACGAACTACTCACTACCACAGAGGGAGCAGGTAGGCTTCTACTTGAGCCAGTGTCTCTAGCTAACCAGCTACACGGAGGACCACTACGAGGGCACAACACAATCATCTTCGCCCGTCCGGATGTAGGCAAGACAGCAGCGGCCATCACAGTAGCAGCGTCAGCACTCAAGCAAGAGAAAAGAGTACTGTACTGTGGTAACGAAGATCCAGCGGAGATGACTATTGAGAGGTTGATTGCGAACTTAACGGACGTTCCGTTGTCAAAGCTACCAACTAATCCAGCACGAATAATGGAGCGGGCTAAGTCTTTAGGATATGACAACTTCTACTTCGTGGAGCTGTACCCTGGGTCAGTAGGAGAGATAGAGAGGCACGTAAAACAACTGGAACCAGATGTTCTTATCGTAGATCAGATGCGTAATCTAAGAGACCAAGACTCTAATCGAGTAATCCAATTGGACTCAGTGGCACGTGGTTTGCGTAACTTGGGAAAGAAGTACAAGTTGTATAACTTCTCCCTTACACAGGCAGGAGATAGCGCGTCTAACAAGTTATATCTTGAGATGGGAGATTGCGACTTTAGTAACACAGGGGTGCCGGGGGCGGCTGATTGTATGATTGGTATGGGGGCTACTCGTGAGTACCTTGAGAGTGGGCACAGGATGCTATCGTTCCCTAAGAAT